GATCGAAGCCGCTCTCGACACCGCCAGCCCTGCGACGGTCGGCGACGGTGACATCAATGTCGCGGAAGCGGGTTCAGCCGGCCTCAGCGACGGTAATTGTGCCTTCACCTGTTCCGGCAACCTGGCCGAAGTCCCCGTACTGATCACGATCGACGGTGCCAGTCTGACAGGCGGCGGGACCGCCGGTGCAGTCACTCGCACGACTGCCGGTCAGCCCGATCGGAACGCTCTGCAAGCCCTCTTCGAACTGAACGTCATTGACGGCTCAGTGCCGGACTGCGGCGAAGCCAGTACCGACTGGACACTGCCGACGGCCGCCAACGACTACATCGGTTGGTATCGACGGGCACGTCTGGAACTCATCTGGTGGCTCGGCGCCCAGTTGGTGGTCGAGGAAGGCATCACCAACAACAAGTTGGCCCTCCTGGCTCTGTACGACCTGCCAGTCGCCCTCTTTGGCCCTCACAAGTCGTAAGAAAGGAGCCTTAGATGGCTGACATTTACACCGGCCTTCTGGCCTACACAGACCCGTCCCCTTCACGACCTCAGGTTGGCGTCGCGGACGGTCGCGTGAAGAACTATCTTCAACACATGGCGGCCAAGAGTGCTAAGGCACTGACGGCTGCTAACACCACTGCCAACGAAGTCACCGTCATCGCCACACACTTGACCACGACCAGTGGTGGCAACTACACACTGACGGTGAACATCCCCACGCGGGATATCGTGTACACGACCGCGAACATCGCCTACGACGACGCTGCCGCGACCATCGAGGCTGCCCTCGACACCGCGTCCCCGGCTACAGTGCCTGATGGCGACATCAATGTTGCTGAGTCCGGTGCCGCCGGCCTCTCGGACGGCAATTGCACGTTCACCTGCAACGGCAGTGCGAACGTCGCCAACATGCCGGTGCTGATCACTATCGCTGACGTCGACCTCTCAGGTTCTGGGAACGGTGTGGGTGCGGTGACAAGGTCCACTGCAGGTCGCAAGAACCGTTACGCTCACCAAGCACTCACTGAGCTGCTTGCTGTGACGGGCGCGACGCAAGACGCCGGCGAAGAGCCGACACTGGTCGACAACACTGCGAACGCGGTAGGGTGGGTCGATCGACCTTCGCTACGAGTCATCCAATGGCTTGGGGTGTGCGTTTCTACTTTTGAAGAGGGTACGCCGTACGTACTCGACCAGCTTGAGACTCTGTTCCCTGAGATCAAGCGCATTCGATAGGAGTTCAGGATGGACCGGCGGGAAGCTCTGAAGCGTATGACAGCCACGGCGAGTGGTCTTTTGCTCCCTACCGGTCTAGTCCAAGCTCAAGAGAAGAAGATGCTCTACGGCGGCTGGGTAAGTAGCCCGGCCGCCCGTAGGGCTTTTGTCAAGCAGCATCGGCATCCGTTCTTCAGTCAACAGTCACAAGACATTAAGGGCAGCAGCGACGGCCGGATCGTCATGCTCAACCCGTTCCTGGCCAAAGCCCTTGGCCGTCCGATCGCCCCGCGCATACAGGAGATCGGAGATTGCGTAGGTCAAGCCTTCGCACTTGGCGTAGACGTCCTGACAGCCACCCAGGCCTTCATGCTGAACCGCCCAGAGCGGTGGGTCGCAGAATGTTCCGCCGCAGCCATCTACGGCGGAGCGCGCGTCAACATCGGTGGAGGTGTGCTCGGGAGGCGAGCGGGCGCCAACGGACACTGGGCCGCCGAGTGGCTCACACGCTTCGGAGCACTCCTACGACAGGAGTACGCCGGCGGCCACGACTTCACAGATTACAGCGGCGAACTATCTAAGAGGCTAGGATACGAAGGTATCCCAGCCGAGCTTGAGATCCTGGCCAAGCTGCACCCGGTCAAGACCGTATCGTTAGTCACCACCTTCGAACAGGTGTGCGACGCGATCGCCAACGGTCACCCGGTCTCCCTGTGTAGTAGCGTCGGCTTCGGCATGACGTCTGACTACTGGGTGCGAGACTCCGAAGGCTTCCTACGTCGACGAGGCAAGTGGGGCCACGCCATGCTGGGCATCGGCATGAATCGTAAGTCGCGACGCAAAGGCGTCTGCATACAAAACAGTTGGGGCGACTGGATCACAGGGCCCACAGCCCATGGACAACCACGAGGTTCGTTCTGGTGCGACGAGAGTACAATCAATTCCATTCTCGCACAGGGCGATTGCCACGCCTTGAGTGGCTACGTAGGGTACCCGCGAGTAGACATCCCGGACTATGAGATTTGGTAATGTCATGACCGACAAACACTGGACAGCAATAGGAGCATCCTATGCCATCTTTGCTATCACAATTGCAACTCTGGCTCAGATTGAAACGAGCCCTACGCGCATTACTGATCAACCCCCGGTCGTGGCCCAAGCAACTGAAAGCCCTGTTTGGCGTAGTCAACGATTGGATCTCGATGACACGAACCCCAGACGAAACTACTGGCTCACCATCTGGGTCACAAAGAGTTGCTACGGATGCGAACAGCAGAAAGCGGAGGTTCCGGCTCTTCAGGAGGCGGGATACAACGTCGTCGTCCGCAAAGGACCGCCCGGCCGCTGGATCAAGTCCTTCCCTCACATCGTTATCAACCGAGATCGACTCAATGGTGAAAGAGTTACAGAACTCGCAGGTTTCCACACGCTCGCGCAGATTGACGAGGCTCTCAAGATTGGAGAGACTCCGGAGGAAGAAGTAGAGGACCCCGACTACGACATCTTCAGACCGAAGGCCCAAGTCAACACCCTCAACCTGGTCGTGTGGCTCGACGGCAGCGAAGAGAGCAATCGCCAGTACGACGAGATCGCCAAGCTGCGGAAGCTGGGCTTCAGCGCGAACGTGTACGTAGTGGGCGGCCCGAAGAGGCCGCCGCGACACATCGTCAACTTCCCGACAGTGATCCTGATCGACAACAGCCACCGAGGCGGGATCTACGTCTGGCTGCACTTCGTGTCCGCTACCACCATCCAACACACAGCCAACAAACGAACATGAACTACATTGAAGTGTCGGCTGCTGTCGCGGCCTTGACGATGCTGATCAGCAAGTCTACGCTCTTTACCCCACTACGAGATAAACTGCCCGACAAGCCGTTTGGATGCCCGATATGCAGTTCTTTCTGGGTCACCCTCCCCATATTGTACTGGGGCCCAGTGGCGTACCTTGCCACCGTCACCTTCAGTAACCTGTGGATGCTCGGCATCGCCAAGCTCTACCTAGCGATCGACGACATGGACTATGAGACTACGTCAGAGAATGAGTGACCGCCGACTGGCGCGTCGTATTCGGATGGCTGTTCGATGGAAGAGCCGCCGTGGTGAGATCAACCCTGATCAAGCTCGACGTCTGCAAGAAGGTGCCAGAGATGCTGCCGTCGTTCGACAGTGGCGGAAGCATCTTGAACAGCCACAGTACGGCGCCCCGTGGATGACTGATGAGTCGGTGAAGACCGGTATCAACTGGTCGAACATCTGGAGCTGGTTGCTTGACAACTGGCCCGCGATTCTGAAGGTACTACTTTCACTCCTCGTATTTCTCGGGGAGAAGCCAGAAGAGGAACCCAAATGAAACTCGTATCACCCGCTACCGCCAAACATCGTTTCAAGGTCGAAGCCTACAAAGACGGCAAGTACGTGAACTGCGTAGCATCTTCGGCCCCTGGACGGCACGAGTTTGAGATCAAGTTCGACTGCGACACTGTGAAGTACATCGTTGGTGACACCTTCTGGGTGTGGGACGGCGAGAACTGGCTCCAAGGCGAAGCGGCCGAGAAGGCCCTGAAGCCGAAGCCGGCACCGAAGCCCGTCGTGAAGAAGAAGGAACCGAAGCCGACCTACAAGAAGGAATGGACACCCAAGGACCGTCTCGACAAGGTCGAGGAAGAGTTCAAGAAAGTGACTGACAAGCTGTGATAGCCCGCATCGAACCCACGCATTCTACCCGCCTCCATGTTGAGTGCGTGTGCGACGATGGCGGAAGTTACTGCATAGAGGCCAAGCACTGTGTTGGGGATCTTGTACTCCCGAACAACGTCGTAGACGTCTTGGTGACTTGTTTGGAAAGTGGCGTGCGGCTGGCTGTGACTTTGATAGAGCCTGAACTCAATTTCGAACACTCAGCCGAAGCCGTGGTGGTGTAGATGTATGGAGTTAATGGAGCAGTTACGAAGCCAACTAGCCAGCGGGTTAGTCTCGAACACTTTGAACACTTGTTCTCGGTGGGCGACCCATCGGCGAATCATGGGTGCTCCGTTAGAGGGACCGTATAGCTTCAAGCATCACCCGTGGTGCGAAGAGATCCACAACAGCAAGGCGACGTTCAACTCGACGATGAAGGGTGCGCAGCTCGGGATGACCGAGATCGGGATCAACCGAGCGTTCTTCACAGTCGACGTGCTGAAGAAAGACGTCCTGTACGTATTGCCGACGGCCATCAATGCAAGTGACTTCGCAAAGTCGCGGTTTAACACTGCTTTGACGTACTCGGATTACCTGAAGAACATCTTCACCGACACTAACACGATCGGACTCAAGCAAGCTGGCGGCGTGAACCTCTACATTCGTGGTTCGCGCGGCGACAGCAACATGAAGTCGATTCCGGTCGCCGTCTTGATCATCGACGAACTCGATGAAATGGACGAGAAGCAAATCTACTTGGCTTTGGAACGCCTCTCGGGTAACCCGGAGAAGTCGATCTACTACATCTCGACTCCTACGTATCCGAAGAAGGGCATCCACAAGCACTACTTACAAGGTACGCAAGAGCACTACATGTTCAGATGCCCGCACTGCAGCAGGCAGACTGAGTTGATCTACCCCGAATGCTTGGAGATCCGTGGCGAAGCGATCACCGACCCACTGGTGAAGACGTCCATCTTGAAGTGCAAGGAGTGCGAGCACCAACTCCACCACGAGACGAAACACGAATGGCTTGCCAAGGGCAACGCCGGCTGGGTCGCGACCGCGAAGTGCGATGAAGACCATCGAAGCTTCCACGTCAACCAGCTCTACAGCTACGCTCTGACACCTGGCGAGATCGCGCTGGCTTACTTCAGAGGTTTAGGCGACGAAGCCGCCATGTCGGAGTTCTTCAATTCGAAGCTCGGCCTTCCGTTCATCCCGGACGGGGGTCAGGTGACCGACGAAGAACTTGAAGATGCCCTTCGCCAGTTCGCGAAGACCGGAGCACGTCCATTGACTGGCGGGGAACGCCTTATCACGATGGGAGTCGACCAGGGAAGCTGGTTGCACGTCGTTGTGATGGAATACTTGCTCGCCGACGACAACCCAACAGACATCAACGCAGAATCTACAGGACGACTACTGTGGGAAGGTAAGTTCGACGCCGGCGACTTCACGGTCTTGGATCGAATGATGCGGGAATGGCAAGTTCGAGCCTGTGTCATCGACGCCGACCCGCAGATCAACGACGCGCGTCGCTTCGCACGACGTTTCCCTGGCTACGCTTGGCTGTGCCGGTACCGAAGAGGAGTCACCGGCAAGGAACTACAAGAGTCGGAAGCCGACGGTGGGGCTCCGATGCTTACGGTCGACAGGACAAACTGGCTCGACGCCTCTATGGGCCGATTTCACTCCAGTCGAATCTGGCTTCCGCGAGACGTCTCGCTGGAGTTCAGAGAGAACGTCAAGAATCTGATCAGAGTCTTCGAACGGGACGAATTAGGCAACCCACGGGCGACCTACACTAACACCGGCCCTGATCACTTTGGACACGCATTAAACTACGCTGAGATGGCACTTCCGCTGGCCGCCTGTATTGGCACCGGCGAGTCAATCACGCAGAGCGTCATATAGAGGTAACCATGCCGAACACTCCCGACAAGCCCACCCTCATCAGTGTACGGCATCCGTACTACACCACCGACTCCATCTATTGGCAGCAGTGGCGGGAGACTTACGAAGGGGGCGACGAATACGTCCGCAACTACCTGAAGAGGTTCAGTGACCGGGAAACCCAGGAAGACTTCAACGACCGTATCAAGATGACGCCGGTGCCGGCGTTCGCCAAGTCAGCGCTCAACGACGTTCGCAACTCCATCTTCCAACGCCTGGCTGACGTCCTCCGCCGCGACGGTACCGACACCTACGCTCAAGCGATGGAAGGTAACAACGGCGGAGTCGACAACAAGGGCTCGTCGATGCAGAGCTACATGGGCATCGAAGTTCTCACCGAGCTGCTCGTCATGGGCCGCGTCGGCGTGTACGTCGACAACCCCGTAGTCTCGGGCCTCGGGTCGTTGGCCGACATCGGCGACAACATCCGCCCTTACCTGTACACGTACACCGCAGAAGACATCTTGGCGTGGACAATCGCCAAGCCGGAAGATCCGGGGAACTTCAAAGCGCTCCTCTTACGGGATCGCGGCGTGGATTACCGCACAGAATTCCAACACGGCATCTCGATGCCAACTGGCACGTTTGAACGCTACCGAATGATCTGGGTCGGCGACGACGGCCAGGTCAAGATGATGTTCTACAACTCGGACAGCACTCCGGTCGATCCCTTTGGTGCGCCGATAGTCGGTGACCAGCCGATCACGTTGGAGATGGATCGCATCCCCTTCACCCTACTGGACATCAAAGGCAGCATTCTGAAGGACGTGTCGATGCACCAGAAGGCGTTGCTGAACCTGGGCTCCAGTGACATCAGCTACGCCTTGAAGTCCAACTTCCCGTTCTACGTGGAGCAGTCCGACAGTCGCAACATCGGCGCCCATCTCAAGGACTACATCGAAGACGACGGTACGACGACCACCAGTAAGAATGAGAAGCCAGGTAGAGACGTCACCAGTGGCGTCACGCACGGCCGTACGTACAGTCTGAAGGCCGAGCGGCCTTCGTTCATCAACCCGTCCAGCGAACCGCTGGAAGCGTCGATGAAGCTTCAAGAGAAGCTCGAAGACGACATCCGCAAGCTGGTCAACCTGTCCGTACAGAACAAGGTCGGGCAGCGCGTCACCTCCGCCGAGGCTCTGAAGCTCAGCGACCAAGGCCTGGAAGCCGGCCTGTCGTACATCGGGCTTGTACTCGAAGGCGCCGAGCGTCATGTGGCAGAGTATTGGGCCGCCTATGAGAGTCGCGACAAGAACAAGCGGAAGGTCGCACTGGTCAAGTACCCTGACCGCTACAGCTTGAAGGACAACGCGGATCGCATCGACGAGGCCGAGAAGCTCTCCGAGTTGATGGACACCGTACCGGGCAAGACAGTCAAGAAGGAAGTGGCCAAGTCGATCGCCGTCGCGCTGTTGAGCGGCCGCGTCAGCGTTGACAAACTAGACACGATCTTCAAAGA